TTGAATCGTTGCCGAACAAAGCCATCGCACCTTGTGCTGCTTGGAATCCACGAGCAACTCCCTGAACAACTGTGTTGATTTGGGCAAACTTATCGGGATTGACGGCAGCGACACGATCATTGAAATCCTCCATCCTATCTCTTGCACCGGCAAGTGCTTGTTCTGCTCTCACGGCTTCAGGTGAGAACTCACCGAACTGCATCACCGCTTGTTGTGCTGCGACTGTCAATTCTCTTATTTCAGACTTCATTGATTTGAAGTCAGGTTTTTTGACGGTTAGGTCAATTGTTGCGTTTAGTGCCATTAGTGTCCTTCTGCTATAATGTAAAATTGAACGCCATCAGTAGTGATGACATCGTATGAATGTGCTGATGTTTGTGTGTGTGTATCTGCTCCATCTATTTGTGCAGCAGTTGCGGTGTCAATGGTCACTTGATGTCCGGCTAATGGCTTTTTGATAATCCAAGTTTTACCACTTAGTCCAGTTGGATCAGGTAGAGTAATTGTAAAATTCCCGGCAGTTGTTGACGCTATAATTAACCAATCATATTTTGTTGCCGAGTAGTTTGCTGATACGGTTTGAACTGAACCACCACTCAAAAAGTTTGGATACATCTCGTAGTTTCCAACATAGAGTGTATCTGATTTGGTGACTTCAAAGTCCGTGCAAACTAAAGCAACGCTTCCTTCAGCACCCATTGAATAATTCACTCGCCTTAACCCAAGACCTGAATTGTTTGCACCATCCGAAGATTGCACAATATCGTATCCAGTAAACACACCGCCACCACTTCCCGTGCTTCCGCCTACATTTACTTTGCGGATACCCGGTCGGATAGGATTGCTTCCACCGGGATAAATATCTCCGTAATCTTCCGTTTCTTGCCCTTGTCCCGTTCCTGCACCGATAGTTTTGTTTGTGATGGTTGCCGGTGGGATGAACTGAGCAAGAAGGAACTCACATTCATACACGCCTTCATCAACTGGATTGTAATCGCTAACCTTGTTCAACCTCCAATACTGACCTTCAAAGAAGTACAAGTTGTTGAATCGCAAATTGAACCAATCCGCAGGAGTGATTCTAAAATAAGCTCGTGCAATTTTAGAGTTCTTATTTGTGATCTCCGTGATGAATCGGTAGTAGTAATTTGTGACAAGGTTTGAATTGCCGTATTTGTAACCAGCACCAACACCAAGTTCTTTGGGCATACCAAATAGTATGTCAAAGGTCGGATTGGCTATATTGTCATAGTGAATGGTCAATGGGAGTTTGCGTTGCACTGCATACGGGAAGTTCCCTACTCCGTAGAATGGGGCATAGAATCTCCAAGATACATTGTTCTGCGTTCCACCATAGTACAAAATCCGCAAATCGCCATCCTTCTGAGCTTCAACATAACTCAAGACAAAGTTTGTTTGTCCGTTGTCATAGTTTTTTATCTGAGTAGGTGAGAAAACAATGTCAATCTTCTTCTCGGTCTTTACAAAATCATTGTCAACTTTGTAGGTGCGTGATCCGTAGGTGGATTGATAGAGTTCCTGGTATTGTTTATTTGATTCATCTGCTCCCTCTTTGTAACTGAACACATAAGGATTGGCATCTAAATCACCCATCGGAATAATCTCAACGGGTTGTGAGTAGTCAAGTTTCTTTGTCCAATCCACATTCACCCCATTGTAGAAGTCATCACGGGGAACAATCCGCAGAACCTTTGGTTGGTCTTGGCTTGGCTCAATGTACAAGTTGAACATCTTGACAAACGACATCAGCATCTCGCTTTGCTTGACTTCCGAGTTTAAGAATATAGAAAATTCAACCGTTTCGTTGTATGCAAAGTTGAAAGCGTTTTGGTTGTTCTCCATAAACGAGCCGATGCCCATTGTCAAACTGAAGAACGCATTTGTCAAATTAGTCGCATTGGATTGGTCATAAATCTGAACTAATCGGATGTCAATCAAATCACCACTTGCAACGCTTGGCGATGTCAGGTAAATATATTCTGATGATGGCTGATTCGCTGCATCAATGTTTATGGTTGCAGTTGACTTCAAAACTCCGTTGACATACAAGCCAAACATCCCAAAGACATCAGGTGGATTGAGTGGTGAATAACCGGTCACGGCAAACTGCATCCCAAATTCAATCAAGAAATTGTATGCTCCACCAATAGGTGCGGTGTATTGACCAGTTGACGGATTGTAATTGCCACCATTGTCAAAGTTCCCACCGGTTGAATCGTTGTTGAAGATCAAGGTAGTTCCCAAATCAATACTCTGACTTGTTGTTGCTCTTGATCCCCTGAACAATCGTTGTGTCAACAATGCGGAGTTTCCCGTCAATCCGTTTGGTGGTGGAATGATTAATCTTTTGAATCGGTCAGTATTAAAGAACGAATCATTTGTGTATGAATACCCGGCATTTGTGAATACCTTATCAACAATTGTTTTGGCATACAAGCAAGGAGTGAACCACGCTGCTTCCCATTGGGTGATGTTTCTTAATCCCGAATATCCTCTATCAATCATCGCATAAACATAACCTTCTCCGTAGGCAAATGCTTGTGGACTGCCGTTCTTGACAATCTGATTGTCCCAAGAATCAATGATGTTCCCACTTGTCAAGGTGTGATTGTATTCAGGGAACGACAAGACATTCAATTTACGGTCTGCGATGGTCGTGAATAGATCAGCCGTTTGTCCGTGTAGTGAACATTCATATTGGATGTCCGTTGAATCAAGCACATTGATTTGAATCAACCTGATGAATCCACGCAACTGCTCAACCTCGTCAAGCAAAACCACGACATCCGCTTTCTTGTTCGGATTGAAGTCGGGTGCAAACTGCGTTGTGCCTTGAATGGTTTGTTCAACCTCAAAGATGTGACCAAACAACTTGTTGTTGGCACGAGTACCAGGAATGACAACCGTCTTTGTGTATTCGCTTGACCTTGATTCGGGTGACTTAATATCGGCGATTGACTTGGTGATAAGAAGATCAAAGTTGTCATACAAATCCAATCTGCGATTGACGAAAGTTCCACCAAGTGCCTCAAGTTTGTCAATCCGACAATCGCCTCCTTCTACAAACGCATCATTGGTACGACCAACAAACGCTGCTTCGATTTGCTCTAAATACGAAGAAGGAATCCCAACATATAACTGAATCATAAGCGTTGAGATTTGTCCGCAAACGACAATGTGATGTCAAGTTCAAGGTTGAACATCTTATCTTGCACACCCTTCTTTTGTTCGTAGGTTGCATTGTCAATGTTGACTGCGTATAAAGTGCCGTCATACATATAGACAACTGGTGATTCAATGAGGTCTTTCAACCAAGCGGATTCCGTGTCATCAATCCAGTTTGAATTTAATTTGATTTTCTGACTTGCCTTTGTATGATAGTTTGTGCGAGTGCGAACACTTGTTGCATAACCGTATGTCGTGCCGAGCGAGTACGGATTGGATTGGAATTGTTTTCTCTCCACCTCAAATGTATCTCTGCGAACCATATTGAAACGGAAGGAATCAAATCCTCCAAGTCGGTTCATAAAGAAAATGTCCGTTGTTTCATATTTACTGCACTCGTCTTTTATGTTGATGCGATAGGTTTCTGACTTGGCAGTTCCACCGAGTTTCAACACCACATCAAAGAATGTCGCTCCACCGGGTATTGTCAATTGGCTTCCTACGGGTATTCTTACGACCTTAGACGAAGGCAATGTAAATGTTTGGGTACTTGCATCGGAGTATGTAATTACAACGCTTGTGGCATCACCTTTCAAAGCATACAACCAATCCTTCTGAGTGCGATGGATGTATCTCGTTCTGACATTGGTCAAGAACTTTGCTGATGATGATGTGGCAAGATATTGAGCTTGTGCGTAAGTGACCAAATCAAACGGATTCAAGGCAGCATTCCAAACCGTTCCAGTTGCGGAAGTCAAATCAAGATACTCCGTGATTGTTCCCGTTGCTGATGGTGAATACTCATACCCAAACTCGACCTCATAATCGCTGAAGGAATCCACACAACCGCTTGGAGATGTATCCGTGAACGACCAATTGTTGCTGACATAACTTTCCATTATGCGACCAATGTTAAACACACCCTTATTTGTACTTCCAAAGTAGATAGGTGCTTTGAGTTTGGCGATTGATGTCGTTGCTACTTTGACATTTGCAATGAACTTGAAATTGTCCTTCGTGTAGATACCACCTGAAGATTCCGTGATCACAAAGTTTGTGTCGTTGAATCCGGGATGATACGAATCGGGTTGTTGAGTGATTGATAGAGCCACGCTAAAAAATAGCCAAACGCCTCATTCGTTTCAAATCATCTCATTCAAACAAGCAACGATGTACGGATTGAATCCTTTCCCGGCAGCATCCTCCAATCGTTTCTGCCGTTCTTTGGTCTTTGCTTTGTAGAACGCCATCGCATTCAAGAACTCAATCAACGGCATCTCAAGAATGAAATCCCACTTGGTGCGATCACCTTTGACAATCTTGTCAACTATCTCAAGCCAAACTATTGGACTTTGGTCAACTCCTCCGTCATATCCTTCATCTCCTCCTTCAAAGAGCAAAGGATATTTTTCAATAATTCGGGATAAACTTCCAAAAAAAAAAGAGCATAGGTGTACGGAAGTGGCACGGGCAAGTGCATCATCAACGCACATTTGTCCTCATAGTGTGCCTGAGCATCAACAACCTTCTTATTCCTTCCAAAGAAATCCACCTCTACCGATAGCAACGCAACAATCTTATTCAGCGACTCAATGACATCACCGTTGAATACTTGCTGGAGTTCAATGAAGTGGTGTCCACACATCTCGTTTGGCGTTTTGGCTAACTTGAAATAACGACCACGCAGTTTGAACATAAACTGAATGGGTGCTTTTGGTAGATCATTCAAGAACGACAACTTCTCAAACTCAATTGTGAGCTTGTCCAATGTCATTGATTCCACCTCGTCCATTGAAAGATTCAAAGCGATGGCAAGGATGTTCATCTGCCTTTCAAGGTCAGACATATCACGACAAGAGTGAATCTCTTGAAGTTGGTGGATGGTTATGTTGTTCCAATTCATATTATGCGAAGTAAAAAGTTCCTGGTCTATTGTGTGCTTTGCAATCAACGGCAAGTGCAAGAGCCATCACGCAGTCATCGTGTAGTCCGGGCGGTGCAGTATAACGCACACCCGTTCTTGTGTACTCAAATTCAAAGTTCTCCATCTCACTTCCAATCGGTTCTTCAGGAAAGAACACATCGGTTTGTTGCACCGACATCACGAGTCCTTCAATGAGTTGTTGTTTGCTTTGCGATGTGAACTTGAATCCCTTCACTCTTTGACATAATCGCTGGAGTTGTTCAACGATAGGATCTCCCACGCCAGTTGAATCCACGAATGATGGTGTGTTGCCAATCAGTTTGACAATCCTCGCTTGAGTGACTGACCAATCCGCTTGAAATCTCTCGCAGAAACTCACGCAGTTGTTTGCATCCAGTCCGATGATCACCGTGTAATCGGAATACTTTGCCAAATCCACACCCCAAGCAACAACCGGCATTGTTGAAATAGGTCGGTAGCATTTGCGGATTGCATCCAAGCCAAACGGATTTGACTTGTCATCCGCTGGTTCTGCAAGGTAGAGTTCACGGAATACATAATCAGGGAGATCTCGCCTCGCTTGTTCAATCTCTCTCTCCGAGATGATGCCTTCCCTTGCAGCATCGTGTGCCGTTATTTTGAAATACTTGTATTCGGGTTCTCCTTGCCTTGCTCGTTCCCCTAATTTGTAGAACCAATTCTTTTTGCCTTTGACATTCCCAATCAGTTTGCATTTGCCTTGTGTTGCAGTCAGCGTTGAACGGAGTGCATACCACGATTCCTCACGCATCCTTGATGCCTCATCAATCACCGCAGCAAAGACATCATCACCATACAAGTTGTCCGGCTTCTCACCTGACTTGAATTCAATCCTTGCACCCGTTGGCAAGGTCAACAATAACTTCGTTTCATTGCTGATAAAGAAGTTCTTGTCCGTGACTTGGTTCTTCATCCTTCGGAATGCAATCTCCGCTTGTTGGTATACTGGTGCAACCCACCACACCGACTGGCCATCCTTGCATTGGAGTGCTTGTTCAAATAGCCAAATGATATGTGATGCGGTCTTGCCTGTCTTGGTTGATGCAGCCGTAATCGTAAAACGGGCATCGCAATCAAGGATGTCCTTTTGGTAGTTGGTTAGATATGGTCGTGTGTAGTTTATTTGCACAACGATTTGTATAACTGCAATCGGGTTAGGTTGTGGAGTTCAAGGTTGTGATGCTTTTTGCAGTAGTCGTAATTGCTCACGCCCATTGACTCACGCACCGAACTACCAACATCAATCATCTTTTGAATCGCAGTCCTCCAATCGTTTTGAGTTACCAACAATACCCCGTCATTTGCTTGATGGTACAAGTAAGGATACACCGCAGAACAAATGATTGGTTTTTTGTATGCACTCGCTTCAACTATCTTCAGCTCAGATTTGCAGTTGTTGAACTTGGTATCGTGCAACGGTGCAACCACGAAGTCAAAGTGACGATAGACCTCGCCATATTCAAACACGCTTGTTCCTTCAACAATCTTTGCATTGGGCATACTCTTGGCGATGCGATTCCAAATCTCTCCGGGTGTATAACCGCAGATGTAGAACTCAATGTCAAGTCCTTTAATTTGTTCAGCAATCAACTTCAAGTCCTCTTCGTGAGTAACTCCACCAACCCATCCGACCTTCACTTTGTCGGTGCGTTCCATCGGTTCGGCTTCCCATTGTTTGTGTGTGTAGTCAAGACAGTTGGATGCTATCACAACATTCTCATTGATCAAGCGAATCTCTTTGGCAAGTGCTGGAGTTGTGGTGATGACTGCATCTGCGTAATTGATGGAATCTTTCACACATTGCTTGATCCCTTTGCGATATGCCCAATATGCCGGGTTGTATTTCGGAAGAATCCAATAGTCATCAATGTCCACGACATAGGGAGTGCCTGAATCAGCAATCTTCTTCAACACATCATAATGCTTTGCGCCAAGCCATCGTGAGAAGATAATAACATCAAATTGCGTGTAGTCAAGTGTGAGCCATTCCTCTATTGATTGACAAACGCTGACATCCGCTTGTCCGTCAATTTGCATCCGAAGATGTGGCGTGAATAAGCGGTGGTAAACTACACCATTGATTCCGTCAGTTAATATCAGTAATTTCATAGAGTTTTAAGTAAGTGATTGAACGCTTGATTTGTTACATAGTCAAAGCCATTGTTGATGGGGATGACATTCGGTGAGTGAACGCATATCTCAAGCAATCTTTTGACCTTCATTTGTTCTGCGATTGCGTATGTGCTTGACTGATTTCCGATGAATGCCTTGCAACTGCCGATAATAGTTGCCAACATCAAAGCATCTTGACATTTCAATAGTTCACAATCTAACTGCCATCTATCGGTGAATGCAATGTACTCATCTTCGTATCCAAAGAAAACGCACTTGTGTTCCTTGAGTGGGAAGTAGTTGATATCGTAATTGCGATAACGAGATGTGAAGTTCAAAAGTACCTTGTCCTCAAAGTATGGGATGGGTTCACTCGCTTGAATGCAAGGTTCGTTAAGGTCGGACATTAATTCGGGGTACACAAGAAAGTGATTACGCCTCAAATCACCAGCAGCGAGATTCAATCCGTGATTCCTGAACTTATCAAAGTCATAATCAAGTTCGGGGTGTGAGTGCATCTGAACGCTTTTAATGTACGATTGATGCTCAAGCAAGGGTTTGATGTATTCGTATGAGTTTAAGTTCATACAGTACCCTCCGCTTGGATGACCAGGAACACCATTCTGCTCACGGAATCCGATGTGAAAATCTACTGCACCGTGCAACTCAGCAACTTGCTTGGTTGCCGTAAGTGAATAGATTAAATCACCAAGATGCCCGGACTGGATTACTTTCATTCGTTGGGTAGTAAAGGGATAGGCATCCAGTACAACATATTTATAACTCCTCCGTCATATTCATCTACCCAATCCCCGTCAATAAAACGGGCAATGTGTTTCAGTCCTTTGACCGAATGAACGATGCACAGCCGTTCGTCTTCAGGTGGTAGGATGTTATGGTCTCTCCAGTTTGCTCTCATCTAAATTTAATGTTATTGTGAAATTCTTTGATTCAATAGTTTGGTCAATCGTTTCTTTTGGTTTGCCTTGTGATCTCGTGAGCAACATCTCCAAGTTAAACAAGGAGTTTTTGTCGTGGCCTTTTAACAATGCGCCGGCAATTGTGCGTTCCATTATTGTGTACTCATCCCCCTTGTCAATCTTCTCCAGTTCTTTCCGTGATAGCGAAAGCATTGACAACATCGTTTCCTCAACTTGCGTTTTGGTGTATCCGATGTCCTTCATTTGGGTGATGAGCTTCTTTGGTCTGCCGTTGCCGATTCGCCTTTCATCTTCACCTTGTTTGAAGGGTTTTAAGTTCTCTATTGCTTTTGGATTATTTGCCATATTTATCACATTTGCATCACATTTATTTTGCCATTGACAATCTTTGTTCGTGAATGGATTTCAGCCACTCCTTGTGTTGTTTCTTATCCCCGAATTTTAGGTGGCACTCTCTACATAAACACATCAGATTTTCAATAACATCTTTTGTCGTTGTTCCACCCATTCCTCGTGCCTCAATATGATGAAGGTCGTTGCCAACCTTTCCACATACTTCACAATCTATGAATGAGCTGATGTCATATCCGAAGTGATCCATATAGATTTTAATGTGGGGTTTCATATCATTTCGTTGGCGTCAACGATATGATCTGCTCCGTATGTTTCGTTGTAGTATTGTATGTTGGTTCTTGTTTCACCATATTTTTCAGTGACTTTATAAGAACCGTTTCTTCTCGCTTCCATTATTTGTTCCTTCTCCATTTCTTTGGCTTGTTCTATTACTTCATCTGGAA